AAGTGTTAGATTTTGAAACAACTCCTTGGCCATATGAAGATAACTTCTTTGAAAAAATTACAGCAGATAATGTTTTGGAACATTTAGGTCAAGACCCAAAAGTTTTTACCAATATTATTAAAGAAATGTATCGAGTTAGTGCAGACCAAGCAGAATGGTTTATAAATGTACCACATCATCGGTGTGATTTGTTTTGGGACGATTACACTCATGTTAGGCCATTGACTGCCAAAACTTTTAAAATGTTTGACCAAAAAGTAAATTTTGAATCTATTGCTAAAAAATTAAGTGATAGCACATTTGGATTATACCATGACGTAGATTTGGAAGTTTATGATGTAACTTATAATATGGTTGGCTATTGGTTACAACAACAGCAAGATGGATTGCTAGCACCAAAGCAGATGGATATTAATTTAAATACCATGGCAAACGTGGCTGAGAGCGTTAACATTTTTATCAGAGTGCATAAGCCAGGAAGGTTTGCAGACTGGCACAAGAAGAATAACTGATATGTATATTTCGACAGTCGATATGGGTAAACAAAGAACTCAAACTAATATTAAATATTTATTTGAGAAGTATGGTGTACCAAATACAATGATAGAAATTGGTTGTTTTGAAGGAATAACCACATTTTGGGTTTCAGAGTTTGGTAAAATACACAATGATAAATTTAAAATATATGCCATCGATCCACATACCACATTAAATGATAATCCAAGTTTTGATTTTAAAACAATTAAAAGAACGTTTGAATATAATTTAAGTAAGTGTGTAGGCAATGTAACATACATTAACAAATACAGTTATGAGGCTTTAGTCGAGTTGATTCATCAAAAAGAAACAGCTGAATTTATTTTTGTTGATGGTGACCATACATCTGCTGCTGTTCTAGAAGATATAATGCTATCTTGGAGATTACTGCCAGTAGGCGGAGTAATGTTATGTGACGATTCTATAGGCTGGAAACTTGTTGATGAACATGGTAGTGCTCCTGTACAACTTTCACCAAGAATGGGTATTGAAATGTTTATACAATGTAATTGGCATAAAATAGAATTAATACATTTACCAGATTCTTTTCAAGTGGCTTTTAAAAAGTTGAAAGAATAGAATGGTTTTTAATATAGGTGATAAAGTTCACCGAAATGTGTTACTGAGTTGTGACCACGGTTTAATGATTGTAAATCGATTTGATTGTAATAGTGAACAAGTTGGTCATGGCCAATGGTTATTAGATCATGGAAATACTTCTACGATTGAAGCATTCAATTGTTATGAATCAATTAAAGAATATTCTGAACCTATAATATTTGACATTGGTGCCAATATAGGAACATTTACAACTTGGATGTCTAGAGCATTTCCTCAGGGAAAAATATATTCTTTTGAACCTCAAAGAGAAGTGTTTAAAATGTTGTGTGGAAATGCTTCCATAAACAATCTATATAATGTATATCCATACAACATTGGATTAGGTAAAGAAAATACTAAAATTGAATTTGAAGAACCTAATTACTTTAGAAAAAATGATTTTGGTACTTTTAGTTTAGTAGAAGATATTATTACCGAAAAAACAAACAATAAGGTTGTTGTTGACATACACACAATTGATTGGTTTTTAAAACACTATAATATACCTAAAGTACATTTATTAAAGATAGATGTAGAAGGTATGGACTTAGATGTTTTAATTGGAGGTTCTAACACAATTAAAAAACACTTACCTGTTATATTTGTGGAACATTGTGATAATATAAAAACTATTATAGATGACATCAAACAATTTTTAAATCAGTATGAATATGATTACACAGTAGTTGGAAATAATTTATTATGCAAACCTCAATAAAGGAATACAAATGAAAAAGATTTTGATTATGGGATTACCGGGTTCTGGCAAAACATTTATGGCCGAAGCATTAAAGAAATACCTTGAGAAACATAGTGAACGAGCCGATTATGGTGAGATGTTGCCTATCACAGGTTTTAATGCTCAAGTTAAATGGTTTAATGCTGATGAAGTTCGTAAAAAATATAATGATTGGGATTTCTCAGATGCTGGTCGTATTCGCCAATCTCTAAGAATGGCACAGTTTGCTTTAGAGGCTGGTGGTGATTATGTTATCTGTGACTTTGTGGCACCGTTAGTTGAGATGCGCAATAATTTTAAAGCCGATTGGACTATTTGGATGGATACAATCGAGAAAGGTCGATTTGAAGATACCAATAAAGCGTTCATTCCACCAGATGTATATGACTTCCGTGTGACAGAACAAAATGCTGAAAAATGGGCTGAGTTTATTGGTAATCACATTATTGAGAATCGTAGGCGTCCAACATTTGATTGGCAGAAAGAAACCGTACAGATGTTAGGTCGTTGGCAACCATGGCACCAAGGTCATAGAGCCCTATTTGAAAGGTCTATTGCCAAAACTGGCCAAGTGGTTATTCAAATCCGTGACTGTCAAGGATGGCAAGGTTCTAATCCTTTTGCCATTGAACAAGTAAAATCATATATCCGTAGAGATTTGGATCCGTTGTTTCAAGGTCAATATGAGATTCAGGTGGTACCAAACATTGTAAATATTACTTATGGTCGTGATGTAGGTTATAAAATTGAACAAGAATCTTTTGATAAATCAATTACTGATATTTCCGCAACCAAAATAAGGAAAAGTCTTGGAATACAATAAACAGGACAAGGTATAAATACCTCTATAATAGGAGGGTAATATGCCAGCGGTAACCAGCAGACAATCACTAAAAGAGTATTGCCTCAGACGATTAGGTTTTCCAGTCATTGAAATCAATATTGATGATGACCAGTTAGAAGATAGAATAGATGATGCCATTCAATATTGGCAAGACTACCACTTTGATGGTCTTCAAAAAATCTATTATATTCGAAGGATTACGGATACCGATGTCAATAATCAATATTTGAATTTAACCAATGTGTTAGATTCTGCCAATGTTCCTTTGGACATTGTTGGCGTTACTCGTATTTTTCCAGTTCAAGATTCTCAGGCAACTATTAATATGTTTGACCTGCGGTATCAACTCCGTCTAAACGAACTCTACGACTTCACCTCCGCATCATACGTCAATTATACCTTAACTCAACAGCATTTACGTTCACTGGAGTTATTGTTTAGTGGAGAAGTTCCTATTCGTTTCCAACGACATATGGGAAAACTCTTTATTGATTGGGCATGGGGAGCATCTGAAGCACCAGCGGGTACAATTGTAGTTGCCGAATGTTATGCTTGTATTGATGCCACAACATATAATCGTGTGTGGAATGACCGTTGGTTAAAAGAATATACTACCGCTTTAATTAAACGAACATGGGGAAACAACCTCAAAAAGTTTTCTGGCTTACAGTTACCAGGTGGTGTCACACTTAATGGTGATAAGATTTATGAGGAAGCGGTAGGTGAAATTGAGAAGCTGGAAACCGAAATGCAAAACGAGTATGGTGCTCCATTAGAATTTATGATGAACTAATATGCCAACAAGTGTATATTTTAATAACTACAACTCTACTGCCGAACAAAGAGTAATAGAGGATCTGATTGTTGAATCCATGCAAATCATGGGTTTTGATGCATTCTATTTGCCGATAGAAAATCCGGCAGATAGAGATATATTATATGGTGAAGATCCAGTTAAAAAATTCAAATCAGCTTTTCCATTAGAAATGTATCTTTCTGGTGATGTAATGGATTACCAAGGTCAACAAGAGTTCTTTTCTAAGTTTGGTTTAGAAATTAAAAATGTGGTAACGGTATCTGTTTCTCGTAGGACATTTCAACAACGAGTTCCACAAAATACATTCACACGACCAAGGGAAGGTGATTTGGTTTATGTGCCATTCTTAAATGGTACTGGTGAGTTGTATGAAATAACATTCACAGAACAAGCAAAAGATTTTCATACATTGGGTCGTAAACAACCATATTTTTATGAGTTACGCCTTGAGAAATTTAAGTATGCTCAAGAAATTATTGATACTGGTGTTAACGATATTGATATGATTGTTAATGATTCTGGTTACATGATTAAGTTGGTTACTGGCGCAAAAACTGGTAATGCAAATAATTATATAATAAACGAAACAGTATATCAAGCCGCAGACCAAACTGAAGCCAACGCCACTTCTGTGGCAATTGTACAAGCTTGGACACCATCGGCCAATTCTCTAATGATCAGTAATATTTCTGGTGAGTTTACAAATAATGTTGTAATTATTGGTGCATCAAGTAATGCACGTTACATATTAACTTCTTATGATTCACAACTAGATAATTCTTATA